CACGGTCGATGGTCATGTCACTATCGAGATCGCGGAAGTTCTCGTCAAGCTCCGCGTATGTTAGTGCACTTCCTTTAGTAGTTCTTTTCGTAATTGTCATAGATATACTCCAACAAAACTCTTCTTGTCATCATCAGGGTTATCAGCAAAATAACCACGCACTGAATATGCAAACAAATCTTCTTCCTCTTGAGTTAATGGTTCGAGAAATACATAGCACTTGTCAATCAGAATCTGCTTCTGATCTGAATCCGTTTCGGATGCAATCTGACCGAGTAGTGTCTTATAGTCCGGTTTTGCCATATTATCCTGCTATTACGTTACCTGATCCGCTGCTCGATGCGTTACCGGGCCATGAGCCGTGGCCACCAGTGCCATCACCAATCCTGTGCACACCACGTCCATTTACGATTACTTTACTTGATGCTCCGGTGGCTGGATCACCACAACCAGTCGCATCTCCAAGTCTAACCGCACCTGCACCATTTACAATTACATTACTCGATCCGCTTGCATAAGACGTCTTATGAAACGGATTGGGTGTTGGCGAGGCGTGTCCGATGTGGCTATCTGTACCTTTTCGTGAAATACCTGGCATTAGTTCAACAAGATCTTTCCTGAGGTTGTGGTCTTCTGATCTCCAGTGACAGAAGTTGTTTGACCATTTCCATAAGTTTCAGACACGGAACCCGTTACATTTTCCGTAACACTACCGCTTACTGTTTCTGTTACATCGCCTTTTACTGTCAAGTTTAAATTACCATCAACGGTTATTTCCATATTGCCTGTAACATGCAACTTATCATTTCCAGTCACAGTTCTAAATCCATTCTTATGGTGTGTAACCACATCACCATTCGGATGCATCTCTATAAACGTACCGGACTTATGATAGATATGTATTCTTTCATAACTGCCATCGCTGTCATGAGAATCATCAATCTCAATCACATGACCACGTGCAGTTTGGTGCACCTGATTCAGTGGATAGATCGCGTTGTACGGAGACTCTGGTTCGCCGGTTACTTCGTCCGGTGTCTTTGTAATCGTGTTTGTACCACGTGCAAGTTGATTAGTAGATCTACCACCGGGTGCATCATCTTCTAGTTTAGGAAGACTTCCAAGTACCAGAGGAAGTTGAGAATTGGTTCCGTCAAGAAAGATTCCAAAGACTCGAGCATTGACTTGAATACCGGTATGGATTCCGAGTCCATTCGTTCCACCTTCCGTAATAGGTAATATTGTTTGAGCCCAAGGTAGTCCTGATTCAGGAATATCATTTGTGTTCTCGGTATGAATACCCATGATCCTGACTTTTACACGACCAAGCTCCATTGGATCTTGTACACTAACGACACGTCCAATAAACCAGCGAGTCTCATCACCATAAAAATCTTGATATCGTGTTGGAATCATCTCTTATAATTACCTAACTTAATACATGTTAATGCAACGTCATATCTTTCCTGCTTAAACATATGTCGAGTTGCAAAGATAAGATAGTCACCCGACTTTTTTGCATCAATTGATTTTTCACCATCTCTATCCGGCTTCGAAGATTCAAACTCGACTCTGATATTATTACCAATCGTATGGTGTTTATCACCGTCGAGGAAGTCAATACCGTCTGTTAGCATGCTGAGTGGATTCTTTTTAATCATATTATCCATAGCACGTGAAATGATTTCTAACTTATACTCAGCCTCATCAATCGTTTCTCTATATGTAAGTGGATATGCGCCTGACTCTACTTCACGATATGCACCACTTCCACCGACCTGTGTAATAGTTCTCGACGGTATTTTATTCAGTGACTTACCTTTTACTTTGTATTCGTCTGTAAATGAAAAGTTGGGTTGATTCGATTGAATCGCTCCAGTGTCAACAGCCGGCAGTAGAAAATCTTTGAGAATATCAAAGTCAAAATGTTTTTGTTTATCTTCGATAGTATCAATGTACTCATACCTTGATCCGACCAAACCCTTTTTAATTACTTTGAAAAGATCTTCGGTCGCACCGATAAACTCGTGGCTAAAGATAGTTCTTCTCTTTACATCTTGATCATCAGACTTTGTTGCTTTGGAAGAATACTTATATGTGACATCTGAGTTAATAACCGGCTGCTGAAGCAGAGTACCTAAATCATTCAATCGCAATTCATTTCCAACGAGAGTAGAATACAAATAAAAGGGATAGCCATCACGATTTGTAATACGAGATCTAATCCAATCCATAGCTTCAATAGGATTCAGGTTAGGTACAATGACATTCATCTTTTGTTTATCGGATTCAGAACTCAACAGTTCTCTATCCAAAAACTCAGAAGCGATATTACGCAAAACTTTCGTAGCTTTTCCTGAATAATATCGGTTCACATTCAATGCGTTTGCAACATAACCAATGTCTTCAATCAAGTGTATTGACACAGTTTGAATATTATCATTAATCTTATCACTGTTAAGAATCTTAGAAATATAGAACGTGTTTGAAATCGATTCTGTGTCGGGCCTCAGGCTTTTTACAGTAATAGTAATTCTTTCACCGCCAATGATGTCAGCGTTTTGAAACATGTTTTCATTATCTACAAGAAAGATAAAGCCTGTCATATAAGGCTTTTGTAGATGTTCAAATATTTCTACATCCTGTACAACTTCACGCAACTCAACGTCTACATTCAGTCTTTCTGACTGAAGAAGTATACTCTCAAACTTGTATGTCTTCGAACTATCTGACATTAAATAGCAACTGCTTCTCTAAACGCATCAACAATCTGATTGATCGAATCTGGTTTAATTACTTTGATTTCTCGTAAGTCGTCATTACGAGCGTTTAAGTGGTCAAGCCATGTTACCTTTGTTAATGAGGCACCAGGTCCTTGAGCAGGATCAATATCCACATATTCCTTATCTGAATTTTCATAGTGATGAGCTACATTATACTGTACTGCGACACTATCGATAACGAGTGTTTCTGTCAAACCAGTATCTGGACTTACCGAAGTTACAGTTTCACCTGTTCTAAAATCTGCAGAAGCATCTCTGATCCAGATCTGTCCTAGATCCAGGTTTCTATGATCTACCTTGGCAGTTGCACCTGAACTCAGGCCAGTGATAGTTTGATTTAATTTGAATATCTTTGAAAGAGGAGATGTCTTAGTCGTGATGACTGTGGATGTGTAATCCTTCTTTGCCTTTTCAAACACTTTGGCTGGAGATAGAGGCCAACCACTTTCTCTCAATTGTTCATTCATCAAGAAAAATGTCCAATGATATTCGGGCCTGTCATATAGTCTCATTGAAACTTGGTCGGGTCTTTCGTCATTCTGAATGTAATAGTCTTGATACGCTGTAGTTGCATCTTTGATTTGATCAATAACGTCAGAGTAGATTGAAATATTTTCAATAGCGTCCGGACTTACTTCGTTACCAAACGTATAGAATGTACGAGGGAAATATTTAAAGTATCTCATTACACACCTCTCTGAGTAACTCTACCTTCATACTGATAGAAAGTATCGTTCTCTTCATTGACAACATCATTCCGAGAAAGAGCTTTGTATTCAGTAAAGGTTAAGTTCATGTCAACTTCTGTTGGTGATCCATCCGGATGTAGTACAGGACTTGTAGGGTTATACACAGTTGATACAGTTTTTAAATAACACAACTTGATAGGCGTACCAATGTTTTTAAATCTTTCATCATCTCCTTTTGAGAGTAATTTAATTCTAAACATGTTAGGATATTCAAATGCAATGTTTTCTTCGAGTTCATGCGGATAGGCGTGGAACCTGAAGAATCTAACAATGTCCTTTACCGCCTGTGATTCTTCACGCGACCGAGGAATAAACTTAAAGCTAAAGTTAAATTCACGTACGGATACACCATTAAACTGTGTACGTAGATTAGGATTCATAGAAGCTCGAGCTGTGATACTCACTGCACTTCGAGCAGTATCACCTAGGTTCTGTGATGCTCTAACGGCAGCAACTCTTGAGAGCGCGCCTGATCCAAATAAACTTGCAACTGATGATACACCTTCCTTGATGCCTTCCATAACAGAACCTGCAATCGCTTCGCCTCTGTTAGCTGCAGCCATACCACCCATACCGAGCAAGCCAAGAGATGCAGTTGCATAATCAAATCCATCGTTAACCTGAAAAGACACAGGCATATAGAGATCTGTTTTTTCTCCAGCGATCTCATACACTAGAAGTGAGTTACCCCTTACCGTCGTGCTAGCAGCCGTCTTTTTTAGAGCATCTGCTGTACCCTTTGAGGTTTCAGAAGAATTGAATCTAACTGCTATATCTGGTGGCAATACTCTAATAGCCTGAAATGAGATCCTCGTACGGTATGTAGGATCCGTAGCAATAGGAAATTTCAGATTGCCAGGACCGCTCTTTTGATTTGTATCATTTTGAATTCGAGATCTACTCATTACTAATCCTTATAGATATAAAGTAATTTGAAACTATTTATACTGAAAAATGGCATATTCTGGACGATACACCGTACTCAATCCGAAGAAGTACAAAGGCGATCATACTAACGTGATCTTTCGCTCGCTATGGGAGAGAGATTGTTTTAAATGGTGTGACGCAAACCCGAAAGTAAAGGCATGGTCTTCAGAGGAGATCGTGATTCCATACTACTATGAAGCTGACAAACGCTATCACCGCTATTTCCCCGATCTCAAGATTGTCTTTGAAGACAAAACAGTCCTCGTCGAGATCAAACCAGACAAAGAAACCAAACCACCAACAGGAAACAAAAGAACAAAAAGGTACATTACCGAAGCGCTAACCTATGTCAAGAATATGAATAAATGGGAAGCCGCTAATTCTTTTTGTAAGGATAGGAAGTGGGAGTTTCAAATCTGGACAGAAGAAACATTGTACTCAATGGGGATCATGACTAAGCCATTGAAGAAGGTGCCTGGTAAATTGAAACCGCTTAGACCATACCGCAAAAAGCGTAAGAAATAGATATAAATACTGTTATGGCAGGTGAAAGTCTATTTAGAGAACTCGAGATCGAAGCATTCCGTGCTGGTATTACACCACGGACAAAGGAATCTATACGCTGGTTCCAGGATAAAGCGCGACAAATGTTTCGTGGAAGAGTAGTTCGCAACCGACTAGATATTATGCAAGATGAGGCATTGGAACTTCAGAGAAGGCCGGTGACTCGTACTCGTGGACCGGTCGGCAATATGTACATGTTTTTCTATGATCCAAAATACAAGAAGACATTACCGTACTATGATGGCTTTCCTCTTATTATTATGATGGGTCCGGCCAAAGGAGGATTCATGGGGTTAAACTTACACTATCTTCCACCAGCATTGAGAGCTCGTGTACTCGATGCTGTGTTAGCTGACAATGGTAAGATTCCTCAGAAATTTTTAGCACCGGCCATGAAGCACTATCTGTTTAAACATGTAAAGAGCAGATTTGCCGAAGTAGATAAACCAGAATGGGAGATCGCTACGTTTCTTCCGGCTGCAGATTGGAATAAGGCAAGTGCTAATAAAGTTTACAGAGATTCACGTAGGAAGGCTAGAGGCGGATGACGGCATCGCTTGATCAACTTAAAAGTACCATCGCCACAAAGGGTGGTTTAGCTCGTCCAAATAATTTTGTTGTTGAGCTACCTCCACTTGCAGGAATCTCAACTCGAGACATGAACATCCTGTGTAGACAGGCTACATTACCAGCCAAGCAGATCCTGACTCATGAACGTAGGATCGGTATGGAGTTTGAAAAGATTGCCTATGGCTATGCAGTCGATGACGTTTCTCTTACATTCCTTGTTATGAATGACTATGGTGTAAAGGAATACTTTGACGCCTGGAGAAATCTTATCATTAATGAGGATTCCCATACCGCAAACTACAAAGAAGATTATCAGAAAAGAATTGTAATTCACCAGCTTGCAAATAGCATCCCACAGATTTTTGGATCGGCTTCAATTAGTGTAGGTCCACTCTCTGCTGGTATTTCAAGAGGCTTTGGTACGAGCTTTGGTGGAAGACTAGATATTACTACGACAGTTTATTCATGCGAACTCATCGACGCATTCCCTACAACAATCGGTGAAATTTCTTTCAATAACGACCAAGATGCATTTATTGAAATGACCGTGCAAATGTCCTATACAAACTGGAAGGTATTACCAGCAGGACAGAAACAAATAACATTTACATTATTCTAGGAGTAAATTATGGCACTGCCCAAACTAAATAACGCGCCAAAGTATGAGATGACGATTCCATCTCTTGGCAAGTCGGTTAGATACCGGCCATTCCTTGTGAAGGAAGAAAAGAATCTTATGATTGCCAGCGAAAGCGGTGATCCAAAGAATGTATTTCGAGCTTTAGTCGATACGATCAATGCCTGCGTAGAAGACAACATCCCGTCTAGCAAGCTTACATCATTTGATGTGGAATATATGTTCTTGCAGATGAGATCAAAGAGTGTAGGTGAAAGCTCAAAGGTTGGTTTAAGGTGTACTAATTGCGATACTTCAAATGAACTGAATATTAGACTGGATGAAATTACTATCGATGTAGAAGAGCCTGTAACTAAGATTGAGCTTACAGAAGATATTACATTGGAGGTAGGTTATCCAACGTTCAACGATATCATTGACGTAGGAATCCAAGAAGGCGAAGGAAACACAGAACAAGCTTTTGCTTTGATTCGTAGTTGCCTAAAAGAAGTCATTACCGAAGATGAAAGAATTAACTTAGCCGAGGTTTCAAAAAAAGAAGTACAGGACTTTCTTGATTCCATGAGTGCTGAGCAGTTTGCAAAGATTAAAGACTTTGTCGATTCTATTCCAAAGCTTTCACATGATGTAAAGTTTGAATGTACAAGCTGCGGTCATAACAACGAACTGACAATTGAAGGGGTAGCCAATTTTTTATCCTAGCTCTATCTCATGAAGCGCTAGAAAATTATTATCAAATGAACTTCAACCTAATGACTCATTGGAGTTGGAGCCTGACTGAGATAGAGGAAATGATACCATGGGAAAGAGAGATCTATATCTCTCTATTGATAAACCACTTGAAGGAAGAAAAACAAAGAAGAGACACGCAAAGGTATTAACATGGCAGACAAAAGTTTATACGACGTATGCGAACAGCTGAGAGCCAATAGCGATAGAAACACTGCGCTATTGACTACTCTTAATTCGTCCGTGCTAAAGTTGAATAATATGATGGGAAGTTTCCTTGATATTATGAATCAACAGCGCATGGATATGCTCGAAGCTATGCGTGAACAGAAGTCTGATAAAGCTGCAGCAAAGACTGAAGGCGGTCAAAAGCCGAGTGGCGGTAGTAATATTGCATTGATTCTTGCTGGTATCGCAGCACTTGCATCTGGTTTTCTTGAAGGGATTAAAGATTCAATAAAAGCTTTAGCTAAACTTGCACGGTTAGATAAAGCGTTTGATGCTATTAAGGCTGCACTTAGAAACTTAGGCGGAGGAATGCGAGCAAGGTTTGTTACCTTTGTGGATAATGCCATAAAAATAGTAGATGATTTAATACAACCGTTAAAGACATTCTTTACTGCAGATGGAGGCGGAGGTAAATTTATTCAAGGGCTGCGTAATACGTTTAGACAAACATTTACTGGTGCAGCTAAAATCTTTGACGATTTGATTCAGCCATTTAAAGCTATATTTAGCGGTGAAGGAAATGTTGGTCGTAGAATCGTAGGATTATTTAAAAAGATTACAGACATTTTTATGTTTCCATTTGAAAATATAATTGATGATGTAGTAAAACCATTTAGAGCGGTGTTCCAAGCAAGTGAAGGACCGAGCGTACTTAGCAGAATCATTGGTACTATTACTCGTCCGTTTACTGCTGCGATTGATTTTATCACAGGATTGGTTAAGCC